GAAGGAGACCGTGTATGGCAAACTTCATTTCCGAAATCCGAGTATCTCGCAGCTGTCAGCTACGGCGCGTGGGTTCAGGATAGTTGTCTCGCAGCTGATGCCAATTAGACCAGCTGGAGCTAGACACACCACTGTGGTAGGGCCGAACCCTTACTACGCTGGATACGGGAGATCTATTGGGAGATCTCTACTTCACAGATTTGGATATGTTGGCTATGTCGAGCCGGCAACTGTGGAGCTTGTCGAATTTGAGAAAGAGTATGATTCGCTCTATGAATCAGAGACGATCGTCGCTACTCCCGTGATTGATTTTTCTGGCCGTCTTGTGGCCATTAATCATATCGACGGTATTCAGCTGTATCGGGTCGATGTCAACCGCGTGGATGAGCTGCATGTTATTGCAGTGTTGCATCCAATTGAAACTTTTAGGCCATGCTGCCGTCCGTGCTCTCTTTTCGCAAGAGCTGGTGAGCTGGAGCAGTATTTGATTCATTACAGGGAGTCTTCCTTTGATATTGAATTGTATGGCAAGGTTTTCGCGTTAGGATATCGCACAGCGAGTGGAGACAAGTATGTCTCGCTGCAGGTCGCAGCTTATAGGTCCACGGACATCCCATATGACGATTACATCAACGTCGATCTTAGAAATGGGACGAAGCATGCTATTGCTTCAGTGGAGCATAACCTATCCGTTCTTAAATCTTCTGACCCAGTGCGTGTTGCCCCTGATCTAGCGATGGGGATTAAAGCGCATGTGCGCATCCGGGATTTTCCCAGTGATGGCACTTCCCTGCTTGAAGGGGGACCCGGTGAAGGAGTCGTGATCAAGTTGGATCCCGAAGTTTGTGTTAATGCCGATGATGCGGATCCGCCCGTGAAGCTCATTCCGTCTTTAGCTATTCAGGAGATGGGAGTCATATCCAAGACTACCAATGCCGTGAAAGAAGCTGAAGCAGAAAGAGTGGCCCCATACTTGAACGACAAGCGTCCAGACGCTTGGATCGAACAGGCACGGAAGGAATTCCTTGACTTACTTTTACCTGAGGGGGTGGCGGGCACGGTAGTGCCGTTGTCACTAGAGGAGTCGATGGAATTGGATCGCCCGAACCAGGCGCGAATGATGTCTGCTAAAGCGAATGACGCTATCAATCCTGACCCTGAGAAGGTCAAACTGTTCCTTAAAACAGAACCTGTTGATCCTGCGTCAGCTTCACGCTTTATTTCCAATCCAGACGATTTTCTTCGTGTCTTTAGTAGGATGTTCGGTGAGCCTCTAACGCGCAAACTTAAGGAGTCGACTTTCATGCGTGATCACTATGGTTTTATTGCGCCCGCTAAGCTTGAGGCTCTGTGGGAACGATTACTGGTGAGAGCGAAGAAGATGGGTTATACTACTGAAACTGATTTCTCCAAAATGGATGCCACAGTTAATGAGTGGATGCGTGAAATGGAGGAGGAATTAGGATTGCGTGCTTTTCATGCAGATTACCACGACGCGTGGAAGATCTGGCACTCTAAGCTCTATGCCGAGCCCGACTCAAAGAAGTTAAAAGGAGTATCTGTACACCTTGGTGCCTCCAGGCGATCTGGAGAGTATTTTACCTCTTTGTTTAATACCATACTCAACTTGTTTTACATCTGTTGTTGTTATGTGAAGATGGGTTTTACCATGGCAGAAGCGATTGAGGAGGCCGGTCTTGTCGGTGGTGATGATGGATTGCATCCTGGACTCCCTGTAGAAGTAGCGACCACAGTGGCCAAAGAATTGGGTTTCATTGCCAAGGCCACGACCGCCGAGTTGGGCGCACCAACAAGCTTCCTAGGTTTAGTGAGGTTTAAGCCCCGGGTTTATTGTTATGACCCGCTGAGATTTATTGCAAAGATGAGCTCCATTTCCACAGGGGCCAGTGTTCCACCTGATGAAGCCGCCATCCGCAAGTTTGCACCTATGGCTGAGTTATATCCGAATGTGCCGATTGTTGGCACTGTTTCGCGCGCTATACTACGGATTATTGGTAAACAGAGAGATCTGAAAACCAATGAGAAGTATGATTTGGTTAGCCGCGGTTCGGGTAGTTATTTAGCCGACTTGTGGAAGTTGGAGGCTGAGAATGGGGAGGTCACAAGATTGCCTTTTGAGGTTGATGAGGGTGAAGCCCTCGGTATTGTTGCTAATCGACTAGGCATCAGCCAGGTCGTGTTGCAGATCATCGTAGAGCGCTATGAGAGCGCCACGAAGGTTAGCGATTTTCCACAGCACATACTTGATTTATCCAACCAAAAGAAAGAGTTCAAGTACCCCACGCTTTTTCAGGGATGTATTTACGCTGGCTCTGCACCGACAGGAGGCCCCGTTAAGACCCGCTCAACTCTTAACACAAAGGATCAGGAACCTATAGCCTCCCGAGCACCCACCCATCATGCCAAGAAATCGAAGGAATCGACGAGCAGCTCCAGCAGCAGCTCCAAAGCGAACGGCAAGAAGAAGCCGAACCGCAGGCCAAAACGCGATCGCGCCGCCGCAACTAATACTCCAGTCAGTTGCTCGACGTGTGAAACGCCAACCGCCGAAGACAAGTAGGACGCCAATTACCAAAGATGGCATGGCCTACATGAAGTGCACAACTTCACCTTGTGACATGGAAGTAGATAGTTTTCGTGGGATCCCAGACACGTACGATGGTCGTGTCCTTTCTAAGAGATCCACATCTGTTTCCAGCTTGCCCCAAACCCCTAGT